AACATTCTGAATTTTAACGCGCCGGATATCTTCCTGAACGCGGGCATGATGATGGATAATATGGCAGCCCCGAGAGACGAGAACAGGCGCGTTGTCATCAATCCCGCTGCAATGGCCACCTCCGTAGCCAGCCTCAAGGGCCTCTTCGAGGACTCCGGGGAAATCGCCAAGCAATACAGGAAGGGCGTCATGGGCACGGCCCTCGGTTTCGAGTTCGCCATGGACCAGAACGTCAACCTGCTAACCACGGGGTCAAGGTCAGTATCAGCTACCCCCTCCACGACTACGGCAAGCCAGACCGGCGCCACTCTAAACACCACAGGGTGGACGGCGAGCCAGACCGGGATCCTGCTGGCAGGTGAGGTCTTCACCATCGCCGGGGTATATGGCGTCAACCCGGAAAACCAGTCCAACATCGGCTATCTCCAGAATTTTGTTGTCACGGCGAACTGCAACTCGGATGGGAACGGGAACATCACCATTCCTATCTCGCCCTCGATCATCCCTGTCGGCGCCCAGGTGCCAAACGGGACGGTCACGGCTGCCCCCGCGGGCGGTGCGCAGTTGACCATGATGAGTGGGGCGGCAAGCACTTCCTTTCCGTTGAATCTTGCCTATCACCATGACGCCTTTACCCTTGCCACGGCTGACCTGGAGATGCCGAAGGGCGTCGATTTTGCGGCCCGTGAGACCTATGACGGCATCAGCATGCTGATCGTCAGGGCCTATGACATTAACAACGCACAGTTCCCGTGCAGGATCGACGTACTTGCGGGCTGGGCAACGCTCCGGGCGCAATTAGCGTGCCGGATCGCTGGTTAAGGAGGAAAGCCATGAGCAAACAACTATCTGATGGAAATTTGGACGGAACGATACTCGGTCAGAGCGTTACCGACCGTGCGTCATTCTACAACGCAGTACCCATTGCGCAGCGCTCCGGTCCTTTTCAGCAGGTCGTGAAGGCGGACGGTGCTATGGGTCAGGTCATCACCATGAAGGCCGCAGCAGCTATTTCACCCACAACGATTGCCGCCAACACGGCGGGGGAATCCACTCTTGCCGTCACGGGTCTCCTCGTTGGGGACTTTGTTTTTTCGGTCAACAAGTCAAACGGCACTTTCAGTGCCGGGCTCGGCATCGCGGGCGTCAGGGTAGCAAGCGGGGGGTCTCTCGGGATCAACTTCACTAACAACACTGCGGCGACGATCACTCCGACCGGTTCAGACCCTTACAACGTCGTGGCGCTCCGGGGCATGAATCCGTTGTCGATCAGCCTTTCCCCGGTATCGGTTGCCGCGAACACGCAGGTTGAGCAGGTGTTCAGCCTTGCGCCGAATACGCTGGCGGTCCTCGGTACGCCGGTTGTTAACGCTGCCGGGCAAATCACCGCCATTCCCATTACCAGCGGGGGCTCCGGCTACCAGATGGCTCCGACCGTCGTCATCTCAACGGGTGCGCCATCGAACGACTTCGAAAGCGGCACATTTACCGGCCTCGGGATAGACCCGGCGCCGACGAGCGGGTCACAGCTTCAACTGGGTCCGTGGCCTGCGGGCTATGGCGCTTCGGCTGTCGCCATACTCACGTCGGGAGTCGTCACCGGCATCAAGATAACCCATATGGGTAAAAACTACAGTTCCACCTATCCGCCGACCGCCACGCTTGTTGATGGCACATACATCGCGCTTGGGCAGATTTGCATGGTCAACAAGGCGGCTCAGCAGGCAGGGTTGGGCATCGGCAACGTGAGGGTGGTCGCAAACAACCAGATCGGCATCACCTTCATAAATTATACGCCGTCAACGGTGATTACGCCATCGCCGGCTGAGACGTATCTCGTCTTAGCGCTCAACGATCTGCCGGCGATCTCGCCGTGGTCGGAAGTGGGCGTCACCGTGACAAGCACGAGCGCAGTGGCGGCCAGCGCAACAGTGACGGAAATAACCGTGACGGCGAGTGGTATGCTGGCAACGGATATGCCGGGCGTACCGAACAAGCCCACGACAACCGCAGGAATCGCTACCGTTGGCGGCTATTGCAGCGCCAATTCAATAAACATTGCCCTTGTGAACCCGACAGGGGCAGCGGTGACGCCGGCCGGATCGGAAGTCTATACGGTGCCGATCCTGCGGGCTGCCCCGGTGGCCCCGGCAAAGAACTACCTCCAGCTTCTTACCCCTCAGTCGGTCGCCGCAAACACCACGGCGGAGCAGCAGTTTACCGTGACGGGCCTTATCTTTACGAACTCAGTGGCATCGACCGTCAAGGTGACAAAGCCGAGCATGACGACGGGCATTGAGGTCGTGGGGGCCCGGGTGAGCGCGACGAGCACCCTACAGATCACCTTTCAGAACAATACGTCGGCCGCCATTGTGCCGCCCGCCGAGTATTACTACATCACGAACTTTCAGGACGTGGCGCCGGCAGCACTGGGCTGGATTGCGGACTGGGCAAGTCTGGCGTTCAATCAGGTCGTCGATCAGAGCAACGAGCAGGCTCAGCTCCTGTACACGATTGGCCTTCATAAAGGCGGCTAAGAAAAGCAGCAGGGGGCGGGTTCAGCGCCCGCCCCTATTCTAAGGAGGTAGGATGAATAAGGCGTTTCGCATGTTCAGAGGGAAAAAGGGACAGCCGGAGCCGGAGAATGGAACGGTAGCAGAAGTACCGGCGCCCGCAAGAAAGGTCTTTGTCGGGCTGCCGGCGTATGGAAGCATGAGATACGTCGCGGCTGAGGCGTCGCTGCTCATGGCGCAGCAGATATTCTGGATGAACCGGATTTCTTATGAATTCGAATGGGAAACGAAATGTCCTTATGTGAGCATGGCACGGAATAACCTCGTTGCCAGATTTATCCAGAAACCGGAGTTTACGGAGCTTGTGTTTCTCGATGCCGATGTCGGTTTCAGGCCGGAGGCGTTCAAGGGGCTTCTGGAATGTGACGTGGATGTTGTGGCCGGGGTCTATCCGAAAAAGAATGAAGACGGTAACGATTGGCCTATTGTGCTGAAAACCACGCCGGAGGGCTATCCGATAGTCAGGGACGGGCTTCTCTTGGGTAACGGGCTGCCGACAGGCTTCATGAAGATCAAGCGGCACGTCATCGAGAAGATGATGGAAGCCTATCCGGAGCTGCGGTTCCTCGACGGCAATACCGGTCGCTTCACCTATGACCTGTTCGGCTGCGGCGTCAGAGACTATGACCCGGTAAAGAAGATCGGCAGATGGTACGGCGACGATTTCGGGTTCTGCGATCTCTGGCAGAGGATCGGCGGGGAGGTGTGGGTCGCACCCAACATCGATTTCGAGCACGTCGGCACAAAGATTTACCGCGGCAATTATCACAAATACCTGACGAGTCAACCCAAAGCAGAGGATGTGGCCCCTATTGAAAAGGCTCTGAGGATCGAAGGCTGGATGTCCGTCAAAGAACTACTTTGGCTTTATGAGACGGCAAGGGGCATGGAGAGTATTGCTGAGATTGGCTCTTACAAGGGTAAGAGCACGGCGGCTCTTCTTGCGGGGTGTCCCGGAAAGGTCACTGCTATCGACCATTGGAAAGGGTCGCTGGACAGCAACGGGGTGACTCAGAATTTGCTGGAGATCGAGGACGGCTATGCGGCATTCATGGAGAATGTCGGGAGTGCCGCCAATCTCAAAATAATGAAGATGTCTTCTCTCGAAGCGGCAGGGAAGTTGAACGGGACGGTTTTCGACTTGGTCTTTATCGACGGTGAGCACACCTATGAGGCGGCGAAAGCCGATGGTCAGACCTGGTTGCCGAAGGCGAGAAAGATTATCGCATTTCATGACTATTCTGAAAAGTGGCCTGGAGTGATCCAAGCCGTTCAGGAGATGTTTGGGGAAGTGAAGGTGATAGATACGATTGCTTATGTAGACTTGCAAATCAGAGGAGGCGAGCATGCCCATTGCAGCAATTGAGAAAACGTACTCAGATGTGAAGATAGGACCGGATGAGCCGGTGGTACCACAGGATTTCCCCCGCATGATTTACCACGTCATCGAGGGACGGAAGATCATCGAGACCCAGATAGAGCTTGATGAGCACCTTGAGGTCGGCTGGAGCCGGACGCCGATCCAACTCAACGAGGTCGCTATCCTGGACGCCAAGATCGCGGAGACTGAAGTTGCGCTGAAAGACCTGAAGGCTAAGAGAAAAGTGATGCTGGCGAAAAAACAGCAAGACGAAAAGAGGGTGGAGGAAACATGCCCAGCGTAAAAAAGGGAGAAACGCGATCGCACTATGTGAACCGGGCGGTAGATGAAATGGTTCACAAAGAGGGGATGTCGCCCAAGGCGGCAGTGAATAAGGCTGAGCACATGTTCAACGCAAAATGGCAGGCCCCGAAGAAGAGCACCACCGGAAAGAAACCTATAAGGAAAAGGTGAAATATGCCAAGATTCGCAAAGAAGGGCGCGGCGTGGAAGCGTAATACCCACAATGCGGAGGAACGAGAGAAGGTAGACAAGGCAGGGAACAAGAACGAGACGAAGAGTGATGAAAAACACCACTGGGCTGAACCGATAGCAAGATACAGAGAAAAATATAAAGACGAACTGCTGCCAGGGAAGCCTCCGAGTTTCAAGAAGGGTGGCGTTGTAAAGAAGACCGGGTTGGCAAAGGTGCATAAGGGGGAAAAGATAATCCCAAAGAAGGAGTCCATGGCGGGGTTCGTAGAGCGCCGGAACAAAGAAACCAAGGCCCCAAAGAAGAGTACTACCAAAAAGGCAGCGAGGAAGAAGGCATAAATGCAGATCCCGTTTGTCGGACCAACGTATAATTCACGTTCATCGAACATAGATGCGTCGAGATCTGTCAACTTCTATCCCGAGATGAACCCTGCCGATTCCAAGTCGGTGATGGCCCTCATCGGCACGCCCGGGACGGTGCTTTTGGCGCAGTTCCCCACATCTCCGGTGAGGGGCATGCACGTCTTCGGCGCCCTCATGTATGTGGTGGCAGGGAACAAACTCTATTCCGTCACTATCGCGGGATCGGTCTCGGCCGCGCTGGGCACGCTTGCCACCTCCACAGGCCTGGTGGCCATGGAAGACAACGGTTTGGCCGCTTCGGGTGTGGGCGGCAACCAACTAATCATCGTGGATGGGGTAAACGGCTACATCTATAATGCCTCGACGGGCGCATTCACCACGATCTCCGGGGGCGGGTGGCCTATGGCCGGCTCAGGGACGGTCACCTACATCGACGGCTATTTCGTCATCGGCAATGCAAACAGCATGTCGGCGTCCGCGTCGAATCTCTACGACGGCACGACTTGGAACGCCCTGGCCACGTCCCCCATAGGCGCAGCCCCTGACCTGGTCCAGGCCGTGATCAACATCCACCAGCAGCTCTGGATCATCAAGCAGCATACGTCGGAAGTCTGGTACGATGCAGGAACGGCCACCGACGTAGGGTTTCCTTTCAGCAGGATATCGGGAGCGGTGATCGACTACGGGACGCCGGCGCCTGCCTCCGTTGCCCGCGGCGACAACTCGTTTTTCTTCCTCGCCATGCAGCGGAACAACGACATGGGGGAGTTTGTTGGCGTTGTCGAGGTGTCCGGCTACGTGCCGCAGATCATCAGCACTCCCGCCATCACGTACCAGATGCAGCAGTACGTGATGGCCAATAACGGCGCTGACGCCTTTGGCTACTGCT